GAACACGGTGCCGGCAAACACAGTTTTGCGATCGCCGTCAGTCTGGCCCATGCTCTGAGGAATCTGCGCGGTCTTGGTGACGAGACCGACTTCGCTATCCAGGAAATTAGGAATCGCGGTGCCGATCTCAGTTTTCAGAATAGACATGAATGGAATCCTCCTTATTTAGTGTTGGTGTTCTCTGCGGTGGTAGAAGCAGGAGCGAATCTCGCGCTTGCAGCACGCGCAGCCTGCGCGGCTCTGCTCAGGGTCGTCGGGCTACCGTTTCCGGTCGGGTTCGCGAAGCTGGGGTCGGGCTTTTCAGCACGGAAAGAATCGGGGTCTTTCTCACGCATAGCCTTGATACGATCATCAAAGCCAACGAGCTTGCCGTCTTTCAGCTCGCAGCGAGTAGCCATGAAGTCCGCGTAGGCCGCAGCTTTCGCGCCCTTGGAGGTAAACTCGATCTTGCCGTCATTAAAGGCGGTCTCGAGGGCGTCGGCATAATCGCGATCGGCGATCTGCTTTTGATACTTGGCGGTCTCGTCGTTGTACTTCGTCTGCAGATCGGTGAGCTGCTGCTTGACCTTTTCGGCATCTTCTGCGCCGGCTTTCAGGGCCTCGAGGTCCTTGTCGCGGTCGGAGAGCTGCTGCTGCAGGGTGGCCGTCTCGGCTTTCGCGTCTTCGGCTGCCTTCTTGTGCTTTTCAATGTCGCGACCATTGATAGCAAGCACTTTGTCGGCCTGCTCGTCTGTCAGGCCCAGAGCGGTGAGTTCGTCCTTTTTCATACTGTTCCTTTCTTTGCGGTTAGGCTTTTTAGGTCGTTGCCGTGACCTGCCGCCCCGTCCTCATAGGCTGACGGGTAGCCAATATCGCGCGAGCTGCAGGAGTCGAACCTGCGTAACCACGGCTCGCATATAACAGGAAGTCATACGGAGCTCCACGATCGTCCGTATGACTTCCAAATATTAGGAGTATAAAAACACCAGGGCCCCAGGCAGAAAACTCGATACGGGTCACCTGGGGCTTGTTTATGAGAGTTCTATCCGATTTGCTCTCGAGAAGAGTCTCGTTTGAGGCCGGTCTGCTTGATAAAATCACGCTGTCGAGCCTGCCAGGCACGGACTTTAGCCCGAGCCTCGTCGGTAGGTTGACCTGCGGCTTTCATAGCGACCTCTTCGCGTTTCCATCGGCGAATACCTCGCTCGATATAGCGCTGCTGCTGCAAAGCCTCGTACTCGGTCAACTGCTGGCCGTTGTAGGTAATATTCTTTGCGGAGTAGTCCTTGAGCTGGGCTTTCGAGTAGGTCCGAGGCGCACCCTCGACGTATGGGAAAAAGCTGTGATTGCAGTTCCAGCCGCAAAGGCCATCGCCAGTGCCGTACCCCGTAGCCTCCTCAAAGTTTTTGTACCTCGGGTGAGAACCCTTGCGGCAATAAACTTGCCCCTGCCACTCTTGATGACTCGGGCGAGCGCCAGCGTGAGCGGTTACTTCCACAAGATCAATGTCAAGCTCATCCATTAGCGCGAGCTGCGACTTTGCTGCGGTCTGGTTGACGCCAGTGACGACCGCGCGGCGAACGGCTGTCTCGATCGTGTCCACATGGCTTGAAGGATAAGTGATCGACTGGACGCCGGTTCGCGCAAGGTCTTTGACCGCGTTTCTGATCGCGGTATTATAGTCAAACGCCCCTGACGTGACCTGCAGCCAGGCCCGATCAAGAGCGTCTTCAAATTGCTTTGCCGCCGTGTTCGCGGTCGTGCGAGTCAAGTTGCGGAAGATTCCGCTTGTTTGCCGAAGACCGCTTTGCAGCGCCTCGCGAACGCCGGCAACTGCGAGAGGGTCAACGTCACCCATGCCTGCAGCCGCATAGATTTTTGCGTCAGAGGTAAGCGCCTCGTCAACGGCCTGTGCCATGAGCTTTTTGAGCTCAGCCTGGGTCTTTCCTGTGAGAGCGGCAAGCTGCTGCTCGATTTCGGTCTCAAGCATCCCCATCGCCCGAAGACGCTGGTGTTGATGCTGGACCGCGGGAATGTAGTAGTCATACTTCGCGATGCGTTCAGCCATATTCGCGAGAATGTCTTGCTCGATCTTTCCATAAAGCTCGACAAGAGCGTCCGGAGTAGCCGCCAGGTATTCAGGCGTCAGCATCAGCCGAGGTTAAAGGGGTCCGCCGCGGACTCTGCAGGGCACATGCTCTTTGCGACTTCCTCGGTCTCGTTATACCATTTGACGCGGTATTCCCACTTCTGCATAAGGCCGTCACGAACGTCCTGGCGGTCGCGTTCACGCAAAGCGTCCTTATCGGTGAGAATGTTGTCGTCAAAATCGATATAAAGCTCATACTCTCCGCGGGGTGCAAGGCCGTAGAGAGTGGCGTAGACGTCAACGCCGTAGACCGCGTTTTCGAGCGCAGCCTTGAAGCGATCTTCGAGCGCCTTGACTGTGTTAAACTTGCGAATCTTTGCGGACATGACCTCGGTCGCGGTCTTTTCCACAGTCGCAGGGTCGGAGAGATCGCCGTAAGCAAGACCGGTATTGAACTCAATGCGACGCAAGATTGCCTGCAAGCCTTCGTAGTAGCCGGTATGCCGAAGCGCTGGGGAGAACTCCTTGAAGAAGTCGTCCGAGTCGTACGGCATTTGAATAAAGAGCCGATCGCCGAGTAAGGGGTTCGCCTTACTGCCAGGCAGCGAGCCAGAGATCGCCTCAGGGGTGCCGATGATCTTACGCTCAGCGCTCTCAAATTCATAGAGGAAACGCGCCCACTGTTCATCGGCGTCGCGAATCAGGTCCTCAGTCGCGCCACCATAAATGGAGACGCCCAAGCTGGACGCAGTATCGATGTTGTTGCTGACAGGCGGCGTGAAGTAGCCGAAGAGCGGCTTTTCTACATTTTTGATCTGAACCTCTTCGGGAATGGCGGCCCACTCGGGAACGCGGCCGAGCTCGACCTCGCTGCCGGTAATACCGTTCTCATCAGAGGTAAAAGCCTTGTTGCGAATCGTATAGACGCCGTTGGCGAAGTCGTGGTATTCGAGCTTGACAAAATAACTCTTATCAACTTTGACCGGCTGACTCTTGAACACGCCAGAGACGCAGTTATCCCCATCGTCAAAGCGAAGAGGGATAAAGGACGCGGCGCTCGTGCTGTCGATGAAGACGTTTCCACCCGAGACATACGGCTTAAAGGCCATGCCACCGAGGGCCATGCAAAGCTCGATGCTGTTTTGCACGTTCGACTGGAAGCGCGTCAACTGCTCGTTGATAAAGTCGGCGCGAGGACCACCGTCAGCCGTGATCGTCATCTCCGAAGAGACGACCTGCGCGAACTCCTTTGCGATCGCTCGCGGAAGACCGAGGGGCTTGACTTCATCATCAGCCCATTCGGGCTTATCGACATACAGGCCATACCAACGACTAATGGCGCGGGACATTTTATCACTGACGAGCGGGTCCGCGTCGAAGCTCTTATAAATCACGTTGGAAGGCACAAGCACATTTCTCGAAAATGCACCGAGCTTTCCCCAAAGGTTATTTAATGCCATACGCCCTCACCTCGCGTTTCATAATCGTGCGGACAAAATACCGCATTTGGTCCATGCTGTGGTCGTTCTCTTTAATCACGGCGTCGCTCGAAGATTTCTCGTCCCACGCATACGCGCCGAACTCAGCTTTCGTATTGACGCAGGTCTTATTGAAATGGAGCAAGCCAGCTTGCAGCATTGTTCCAGTATCGCGAATACCGTCAAGCACGTCGTTCTTCGCGTTCTTGACGCTGAATTTGCCATGCCGTCTGATCGTCTCCTTGAAGGACGCGGCCGAAGGGTCAATGACGACTTGCTCAATCAAGTAACCATCTGCGAAGGCCTCAAGATCGGCATAATACTCTTCATCGGTCTTCTGCTTGCCCTTCTTGCGGCCGTCATAGTAATACTCTTTCACCATGAAGGCCGAATTGCCATTTATGCGCCAGAGACCGAAGACGCACGGATTGAGTGTACCATAGTCGCAGCTAATGTAATAACGACCGCGCGAGCCGTCGTCATCGATCATGTGCTTTTCGGCATTAAAGAAGGGATAGACAAGGCCCTCGGCCTTCGTCCACTTTCCGAGGATATACCGAGCATAGAAAACGCCCGTGTACATGCCCTCGTAGCGCTGCTTGATCTTCTCGGAAAGGCTGAGGTTGTCAGCCATTGTGAAATGTAGGTGAAGGACGTTCCTGCGCTTGCACTCAAGCACCCATTCTTTGTAGAACCAGTGCATGGGGCCTTCGGGGTTACAGTTAAACCAGAACTTACTCCCCGCGACCGAGCATCGAGCGAGAGCCTGCTCAACGAAGGACCGCGGCATAAGCGCGACCTCGTCAAAAAGAACGCCGGCCAGGGTCATGCCCTGAACAAGCGTATAGCTGGATTCGTCACGACCTCCGAAGAGGTAGTAGGTATTGCTGTGACCGCCGACCGAGATAATCAGCTTATTCTCAGCGCGTCGCTCGGTTACCTTGAAAAGACCCTCAAGCCAGGAGGGCAAATGCACGATCACATTGCGGCGCAGCGACTCGATCGTGCGGCCGCAAATGGCGAAGCTCTCATTATTGAAGGAGTACATACTCCAAAGGATAAAGCCGACCGCCATCGAGACCGTCTTGCCCGATCGGATAGAGCCGTCGCAGAGAATACCGTCGTAGTCTGCAAACTCAGGTCTCTTCCACCACGTCAGCGTCAACGTCTGCCGAGGACTGAATCTCTGGTATTTCATTTAGATCGATTCCCTCCTCTGCAGCGCCGGCGATCGCCTCAAAGAGGTTATTCTTCTGCGTATCGCCCTCCGGATTCGTCCCATCAAAGAGACCGAGATATTTACCAAGCATCTCGAGAGCGCGAGCCTTATCAGCGAGTTTGACCTCTACGCCATACATACCCTCCTTGACAGAGGCGAGAGCTGCCAGCTTATCAGCGGCCACGTCGTCAGAGTCTTTAATGAGAACGCGGCCGCCTTGAATCGTCAAAAAGTCGGTAGCCTTCGCGAAGCCGATCGAAGCGAGTTCTTTTAGGACACGTTCTCGTGTGATCTCGAGCTTTTCAGCCGCCGATTTTTGTCTTTTTTGGATTGCGGCTTGAATTTCGGGTTTCTTCAAATTTGAAACGCCGATCGAGTAAGCCGTCTTTTTGCTATATCCTGCACGGATTGCGGCTTGCGTCGCATTCAGGTCGACAAGGTATTCATCGACAAACTTTTGCATCTTCGGAGTCATTTTGCCTGCCACGCTCACCACCTCCAAACGCAGCAAAATGAAAAGAGCGACTGCTTCCAGCCGCTCTTCTTCAGGAGGAAGGACAATGGCCGTGCTCGCCAAAACCTTCCTATATACAATAGCGCGATGGTATTAGGAATTGATGCGCTTTAGCCTAAAATAATCATAATACCGCATTTACGCCGGAATTAGCGCGCTTGCCGCCTCCTTCAATGCGAGTAAAGCTCTGCGGTGAAGCTCCTGGGTCCACCTGAACGTGTAGTTCATTCTGACAGCAATCTCCTCCCACCGCAGGTAGCTGAGATACCGAAGCTCGAGAACGGTCTTGAAGTTCAGGTCCTCAACAAGCTCCTTGATGATCTGAGAGGTCTGCCGCTCAAAGTCAGCGATCTCCATGATCTCGCTCTTGATTTCCTCCTGCAACGTCACGATCGCAACAACGCAATTCTCGGTCTTGCTCGTGGGATAACCGCTGCCGCTCGAAGCGTTCTCGGAATTTGCGGTAATAGACTCGGCAATCTGCCGCCACTCTTCAATGCGTTCTTGCCTTGCGGCAATACGCTCCTTTGCGCGATAGCCACGGTTGAGTACGGCCATCGGGTCGTCAGATAACGACTGTAAGACTTCTTCTGTCATGTTACCTCCTTGATTCTGGCCTTGACCGCCTCAAGCAAGGCGTTCTGACCTGCCTCTTTGTTTCGTAAGACAATATCGTAAATACGCTCGTCGATCGTACCTTTTGCCGAGAGCGTGTGAATGAGAACGGTCTCAGCCTGTCCGCGCCGATGAAGGCGCTTATTCGCCTGCTGGAAAAACTCGAGGTTCCAAGTCGGGCTATACCAAATTGCGATATGACCGCCGAATTGTAAATTAAGGCCATGACCGGCGCTTGCAGGGTTCGCGAGAAGAATCGGAATCTCTTTTGCGTTCCACCGCTTGACGACATTCTCCTCTTTCACATGAACGGCCTGAGGGTACCGCGCTTGCAGCCGGTCAAGCTCATGCTTGTAGTTGTAAAACACCAAAACCGGTTGACCGTTCGCCTCTTCGATAAGCTGGTCTAAGACCTCGAGCTTTTGGTCATGGACAATCTGCGCTTTGCCGTTCTCGTCGTAGACCGCGCCGCCAGCCAACTGCAAGAGCTTATTCGTCAAGATCGCGGCCGTTGCCGCGTCAACGTCTCCATCTGCAAAGGGCAACAGCATAGTCCTTTCAAGTTGTTGGTACATAGCCGCCGCTTTTTCTGAGAGCTTGACCTCATGGGGAATCGTGAGCCGTTCAGGAAGGCCCGTCGTTTCCATGCTGATACAGAGATCGCTCAATTTCGCAAAGATCGCTTCACGGGCCCCATCTTTTAGATTCCAGTCATAGATGATTCCATTCGGCCCACGTCTGCCAGGCGTGAAGTAGGTATCGCGATAAGCCGACAATGTTCGGCCGAGCCGCGCGCCTTCGTCTAAGAGATAAACCTGAGACCAAAGATCGAGTAGACCGTTCGGAGCCGGTGTACCAGTTAGGCCGACAATTCGGTCGATATACTTTCGGACTTTTCGAAGAGCCCTAAAGCGCTGGGCCTTACTGGACTTGAAGCTCGATAGCTCGTCGATCACGACCATATCAAAAGGCCACTTCTTCTTGTAGTAGTCGACGAGCCAAACAACATTTTCACGATTGACGATATAAAAATCGGCGTCAGTATGCAGCGCGTCAATTCGCTCCTGCGCTGTGCCGATAATCAGAGAATAAGTCAGACCCTCAAGCTGGTCCCACTTCGCCAGTTCGTCGGGCCATGTCTCTCTCGCAGGAAGGAGCGGCGCAATCACAAGAACCTTGCTTGTTTCAAAATAGTCCCGCAGCAATTTCTCGCATGCCGAGAGCGTGATCGCCGTCTTGCCGAGGCCCATATCGAGGAACAGGCCCGCGGCCTTATGCTCAAGGACAAACTTCTCAGCAAAAGCCTGATAGGGGTAGGGCGTGTATTTCATGCCTGCACCCCGATCTCAATAAGCCGCTGACGAAAGACGTTTACGTCGTCGATCAGCCAGACATGGCAACCCAGTCCCTCCAAAATGCGAAAGACCTTCTTCTGCTGCTCGCTCCGCCCATCATTCAAGCCTGGGCGCTTAAGCTCGACAAAAATGATATGGGGTCCAGGCAAAATACAGATTCGGTCAGGCACGCCCCGACGTCCAGGACTTACCCACTTCCAAGCCACGCCCCCGAGGCCCTCGACTTGTCGGCGGATATTCCTTTCAACTGTTGATTCTTTCAAAGCTACCTCCTGTTGTAGCGAAAATAGCGGAAATAGCAAAAAAGCGGTTTCCCTATATATGACATTAAAAATAAGGGTATATAACTAATAACGCTTAATATATTTTCTTAATTATTAGCCCTTATATATAATTTTGCTATTTTTGCTATAATTGCTATAGGCCTTGCAAACACTGGCTTTTTTTAATAGCGGCCCATTTTTTAACTTTGCTATTTTCGCTACAAAATCAAAATCTGAGCCGCTATTAACGCGCTATTCTATACGAACATAGCCTCTTTGCTTTCCATAAATCGGACCGCAGTCAACGCAAGATCGGGACGTCCAACCAGGCAACCGTTTCAGCATAGAATTGATTTCACGTGTTTGCATCGGCGTATAATCGCGAACTGAGCCGCCAAAAAGCTCACGCCAAATCTCCATAGCGCATACATACCTGCGAGGTACTGTCCCTTGCGCCTGCTCGTCAGAAAAGCCGTCCGCCCAAAAAGCGAGCCGCTGCTCGAGGTCTCTCGAAGCCCAGTCTTCCGGCAAGAGCGTGTTGACGAATTTCTCAATAAGACTCTGCTTGCCGTTCATTTCAGTATGCTCGTCTTGAATTGCCCGAGCCTCAGCCTCGATCTTTGCGTCATTTAAGTACCACACCTCGCCGGCGTTATACCGAACCATGATCTCAGCCCATACCTGATCGACGATCTCAGGCGTAAAGTAATCACCTGTCTCTCGGCCCTTGTCCGTGACCGTAACAGGCCAAAAACGGCGGCCGCCCGTCCCCGCGCGCCGGGATTTCTCCTCGTTGCGCCGCCCAAACAAGGG